ATTATAAATAGAATTAACATGAGTGAAAAAGCACATAAAATATTTAGCAATGTTGTAACAAACAACAAAGTAGGTTCTACAAAGGCTTTTGGAGAAGCTATTCGTGATAAACTAGATGATGCTCTTGAAGTACGTAAAGTAGGACTTACATCAGAAATTTTTAACAAAGCGAAAGAAAAATGAAGCTAATAACAGAACATTTAGAAAAACTTGAATACATTACTGAAGCCAAGAAAGATGGCGGAAAAGATGTTTACATTGAAGGTGTATTCATGCAAGCGGAAAAGCAAAACCGCAATAATAGAATTTATCCGAAAGACGTATTGGCAGAAGCCACTAAAAAATACGTTTCGGAGCAGGTTAAAACTGGACGAGCCGTTGGTGAATTGAATCACCCTGAAGGGCCACAGATTAACCTTGATAAAGTTTCACACAGGATTACCGATCTCAAATGGGAAGGTAATGATGTTGTTGGAAAGGCGCTGATACTAGATACACCTATGGGTAAAATAGTGAAAGGACTCGTCGAAGGCGGGTGCAAGTTAGGCGTCTCGAGTCGTGGTATGGGTACTGTTGAGCAAAAGGAAGGCAAGACATTTGTTAAGGACGATTTTGTTCTTGCAACTGTTGACATTGTCCAAGATCCTAGCGCACCATCTGCTTTCGTTGAAGGCATTATGGAAGGCGTTGAATGGATTTGGGAGAATGGCATTCTAAAACCTCAGCAAATTGAAGAATATGAGACTGAAATTAAAAAGGTTCCTATGGGTCGCATTAGCGAAGCACAGGAAAGAATCTTTAGTGATTTCCTCTCCAAACTCTAATTCAAAAATATAAGGAAACTTAATTATATGTCAAACGAAATTGAACAAATTATCGAAGACGTAGAAGAAAACGAGCTTATTGAATCAGAGGTTGAAGTTTCTGAGGAGACTGAAGTCACTGAGCACGAGCAACCTTTTTCTAATGCGGTCTTAGATGTAATTCTTGGCGAAGCTAAGAAGAAAAACGAAGCGGAAGAAGACGAAGAGTCTGATGATGACGCTGAAGTTGAAGAAGAAGATGAAGAATTAGAAGAAGCTAAAGTATCTGAAGAAGACGAAGAAGAATCCGACGAGGACGAGGAAGAAGACGACGAAGAACTTGAAGAAGGTGCTCATGAAGATGAGGACGAAGAAGAAGTTGAAGAAGGCGAACATTCTGATGAAGACGAAGTCGAGGAGGAAGAAGAGTCTGATGAAGATGAAGAAGTCGAATTACCAGAAGTTAAAACTAAAGCAGGTATTCTTGCTGCAAGTTTTGACGCTCTTAAAGGTATGAAGAAAACAAACTTGGTTGCTGCATATGAAGCAATTAACATGAGTGAAGAAGAAGGAGAAGTAGAAGTTCCTAAGACTAAAGGTGATATCATTAATGCGATGTATGGTCAACTTAAGGCTATGAAAAAGGACGATCTAATGGCTTCTTATCAATCAATCATGGCATCTAGCTGTGGTACACATAAGGAAGAAACTGAAGCGGATCATTTCGCTGCAGACCTTAAAGTACTTGCAGAAGCTGACCAAGAGTTAACTGAAGACTTCAAAGCAAAAGCTTCTATCTTATTTGAAGCTGCTGTAGCAAATAAAGTACAAACAATTCAAGAAGAACTTGAATCTCAATACACCGAAGATCTACAAGAAGAAGTTACTTACGTTCGTGAGTCTCTTGTTGAAAAGATCGACGACTATTTGAGCTTCGTTGTTGAATCTTGGATTGAAGAAAATCAGGAGTTTGTTGATAACAAACTACGCACAGAGATTACAGAAAACTTCATGAGTGCGCTACAAGGTGTATTCACTGAACATTATATTGAAGTTCCTGACTCTAAAGTTGATCTTGTAGATGAGCTTTCAGAACAGGTTACTGAAGTACAGGAATCTCTTGCTAATGCTGAAGCTGAAAAGAGCGAACTTGCACATCAAGTTGAAACTCTTCAACGCGAAAAGATCATTAGCGAAGCGTCTGCTGATTTAGCATCTACACAAGCAAGTAAACTTGCTTCACTTGTTGAAGAAAGCGAATTTGCTGATGCTGAGACTTTTGCCGCTAAGGTAGAAACAATCAAAGAAGGATTCTTCAAAGAGTCAACTGAAACTACAGAAGTTATTACGGAATCAAATACTTCCGCAACAACCGAAACACAAACAATCGTAGAAGGTCAAGTAGATCCTATGTCAAAGCTTCCAGCTGATATGGCAAAGTATGTACAACAACTTTCTAAATTCAAATAAACCCAATCATAAACAACATTAAAAAGGAAATTTAAAAATGTTAAACGCAGAAAATGAAATTAAAAAGTGGGCACCGGTTCTTGAACATACCGATGCTCCTGCTATCACAGATAGCTACAAGAAAGCTGTAACAGCTAAGCTTTTGGAGAACACTGAAAGTGCTCTTCGTCAAGAAGCTCAAGCCGCAACGTTTTCTTTGACTGAAGATGCTAACGTTAATACAGGTTCTATTACTACACCTGATCCCGTTCTTATCTCTCTTGTACGTCGTGCAATGCCTAACCTCATCGCTTATGATGTAGCAGGTGTTCAGCCTATGTCTGGTCCTACTGGTCTTATCTTCGCAATGAAAGCTCGTTATGGTAACGGCGCTGCATTCGATCAAGATAGCCCCGTTGCAGCTCAGCCTGAAGCATTCTTGAACGAGCCTGACACAGACTTCTCTGGTGGTACTGAAACACATGGTGGTGGTCTTTTTGACTCCCCTGCTTCTGGTATCGTAACTGGTACTGGTGATGCTACTCTTACAGCAGAAACTGATGCATCTCTTGCAGAAATGGGCTTCACCATTGACAAGTCTACTGTTACAGCTAAGACTCGTCAGTTGAAAGCAGAATACTCAATGGAGCTTGCACAAGATCTTAAAGCAGTTCACGGCCTTGACGCTGAATCTGAATTGGCTAACATCTTGTCTGGTGAGATCCTTGGTGAAATCAACCGTGAAGTTATCCGCACTATCGTTAAAACAGGTAAAGTCGGTGGAGTTGGTTCAACTGAAGCTTTCGACCTTGTTGCTGATGCAGACGGCCGCTGGGCAGTTGAAAAGTTCCAGTCGCTTATCTTCCAAATCGAACAAGAAGCAAATAAGATTGCTATTCAAACACGTCGTGGAAAAGGTAACTATGTTATCTGCTCTTCTAACGTAGCTTCTGCTCTTGCAGCAGCAGGTGGTCTTAAGTTCGGCGGAGAAGGTGAACTTGCAGTTGATAATCAAGGTAACACCTTTGCTGGTGTTCTTAATGGTAAGCTTAAGGTCTATGTAGATCCTTATGCAACTTCCGATTATGCAACAGTTGGTTATAAGGGTGACAGCGCCTATGACGCTGGTCTCTTCTATTGCCCATACGTACCACTCACAATGGTCCGTGCAGTTGGTGAAAACACATTCCAACCGAAGATTGCTTTCAAGACTCGTTATGGTCTTGTTGCTAATCCTCTCAATGGAGTTGTTGATGGAGTTGGTGCTGCTGGTAGCAACCCTTACTTCCGCTCCTTCCGCGTGAAGAACATCAACGTTGGTGGACAAAGCTAAGCTTAGTTAACTAACATTTAGTTAAAGGGGAGTTCTTCGGAGCTCCCCTTTTTTGCGTTATAAATAGATATATGAGCGGATCAAATTTAACAACAAACATTAATATGCTTTCACCTACAGGGTTTAAGCTTACGATCAATCGTGAAAAGTTTGCAAATACAGAATTTTTTATTACAAGCTTTGGTATACCCTCTGTTACTTCAGGCGAAGTACAAACAAACTTTCGTAATAGATTTGGATATACGCCAGGTGAGGCAATAACATTTGATGCATTGTCACTAAGGTTTGCGATTGATGAAGATATGACGAACTACACAGAAATGTTCAATTGGCTAAAATCTAACACGGACACCATTGAACGCCACGATATGATTTTGTCCATCATGTCAAGTCATAACAACGTGAATAAGCAATTTCAGTTTAAAGATTCATTTCCTACATCGTTAGGCGGCGTTGAATTTAATTCGCAATCAACCGATGTTACTTATTTGCAGGCAGACGTTACTTTTAGATACAATGAATTTGCTATAATTAAATAACTATAAATAAATTTATATTATGATTAACTTGGAACAGATCCTAGAGATGTGGAAGAAGGATGCAGTCATCGATGATGTCTGTCTCGACGAAGA